GCCTGCTGATGTGGACGACATCGTTAAAAAATGGTCGGTGAAAAACTAAGGAGACTTTATGTTTAGTGAAAGATATTTAAGAGACCTGTATTCATTTAATGATAAAAGACTAGGAGTTCAGTTTGGACTCCTATGTGTTAAAGCCAATCTACCTCCAGGCGAAGTAGCTAAAGTGCTTGGAGTGTCTCGCATGACTCTTTATAACTGGTTTAGGGGTAACGCAGTACGAAGTAAAAACATAGAAAGGATTGAAGAACTTATGGATATTATTAATAATAACCTTTCTTTAAATTCATTACCTGTTCAATCTCATAAAGAGGCGAAACAATTTATTGAGTCGAATGTAATAGGAAGACTATGATTACAGAGTTTTATAAAAAGGCATTACCTAGCAATGGGGTTTATTGTGTAGCGGCTATCGATCCTATTAAGAAAATACCAAGACATAAATTTGTAGAGTCTATTGACGATATACAACTTGCAGTATCTCAGTTTAATGAAGAAAAACAAAACATTTTTGTTGCGTTGAGTTCTTTTTCAAGTTATAGCCGTAAAGCAGATGATGCAGTTTATGTAAGGTCTTTTTTTGTAGACCTAGATGTAGGAGAAGGTAAAGGATACGATACTAAGAGTGAAGCTTCGCAAGCAGTGGATTCTTTTGTAGAACGAGCTAATTTACCGCCCCCTATAAAGATTGATTCAGGAGGAGGCATACACGCTTATTGGTTATTTGATGAGGACATACCCGCAGCTGAATGGAAGCCGTACGCAGAAAAATTTAAAGACCTTTGTATTAAGAAAGGACTTAAGATAGACCCTGTAGTTACCGCTGATTTAGCTCGAATACTTCGGTGTCCTAATACATTTAATTTAAAAACTGATCCACCTGTACCTACTAAAATTATAGACGGGCCTCTTTCTGTTTATGACTTTAAAGAGTTTCAAGATTATTTAGGGGAGATTGATACGTCGCTTCCTGTAATTACAAAAGGTTCTGACAAACAAAAAAAGTTATTAAGCATAGGTAATTTTGACACCAGCTTTCAAAAAATAAAACAACAGGGGTGTGCTCAAATTAAATATGTCCTTAATAATGCTGAGACTTTAGCAGAACCTTTATGGTATTCAGCTTTGTCTATTGCTCAACATTGTGAGGATAGAGATAAAGCAATACATGAAATATCTAAAGGCTATCCAACATACAACGCAGAGGAGACAGAGAAAAAAGCACTTCAAACTCAAGATATGCCTCACTCATGCGAAACATTTAATTCTATTAATCCAGAAGTATGCAACGATTGTTCACATCGAGGTAAGATTACTAATCCGTTGCAATTGGGTAAGGTGTTAAAACCCGCGGAGAAAGATGTTTTTTCTGAAGTTGTATCAAAGCAAAGTACTAAAGTATCAAAAGGACTTTCATCACTTCCAGACGAAGTTTTTCCTTTTATTTATGGGGCGCAAGGTGGCATTTATTTTATGCCTCCTGCTGTATTCGCGGAGGACGGTACTCAAATACCTCCAGACCCTATACTGGTTTCAATGTACGACGTCTTCCCAATCAAAAGGATTTATAGTCCGGCAGACGGAGATTGTTTATTGATGAAAGCATTTTTACCTCACGACCCTGAGAGAGAATTTTTATTGCCTATGCGGATTGTTTATTCAACCGAAAAGTTTAAAGAAATAATGGCAAGTCAAGGGGTTTTATTTTCAACCGACGCTAAAGGAGCGCATTATCTTATGAACTATATACTTAAATGGGGACAATATCTAACAGGAAAACAGTCTGCAGAAATTATGCGGATGCAAATGGGGTGGACCCCAGAAAGAGAATCATTTGTAGTAGGCGAAATTGAACTTACTAGAAAAGGAGAAGAAATATCTGCGCCAACATCTCCATTATGTCGTGGCATCGCCAAGCATTTAAAAACTAGCGGTGACTATAAAGTTTGGAAAGAAGCAGCAAACAGACTTAATCAACGCACGCTAGAGCTTCACGCTTTTACTTTACTCACTGGTTTTGGATCTGCATTGATGGACTACACTTCTACTTCAGGAGTTACTTTATGCTTAACTGGAGAGTCAGGTGCAGCTAAGACAGGTGCTTTATACAGTTGTCTTTCTTTGTGGGGCAACCCTAAAGATTTATCTGTATTAGAAGCAACAGCAAATGGTATGACTGGTCGTTATCTGGGATTACACAATATACCTTTTGGTCTTGATGAAGTGGGTAATATATTACCGAAAGATTTATCACAGCTTATCCACAAAATATCTCAAGGTAAGTCTAAAATTAGGATGCAAGCATCGGTTAATGCTGAACGTGACCACGAGATGTCCGCAAGTTTGATAGCTATATTTACTTCTAATCATTCTTTGTATGACAAGCTTAGTGTATTGAAAAAAGATCCTAATGGAGAGGTGGCTCGGTTAATTGAGTTTTCAGTTAAAAAACCCCAACTTTTTAAAGACGACGCTACTATGGGTAGAGAAATATTTGATAAGTTTAGATTTAATTATGGGTGGGCAGGGAGAGACTTTATATTTAATTTATATAAACATTCAGATGCTGAAGTACAACACATGATAGAAAAATGGGTAGTGCGATTTAGAAAAGACTTTGGAGAGGATACCGCTTATAGATTTTATGAGAATACACTTGCCGCATCAATGACAGCAGGAGAAATAGCTTTACAAGCACAAATCATTGATTATGACCTTGACAGGATTTATGACAGGATTGTTAGTGAAATGATAGCTATTAGAGACGGAGTAGTAAAAGTCAATCAAGTAGACTATGCAGGACTTGTTGGAGAATTTATTATGAAGAATCAAACAGGCATGTTAGCTTTTAAAAACGGCAATCTAGAAATGGAGCCTAGAACTTCTTTAGTTCTTCGAGCTGAAATGGATAATAATTTAATGTTTATTTCTAAGCCTGAGTTTCGTAAGTTTCTAGCAGAAAACATGGTAAGCTCTCGACAAATTGTATTTGAGTTAAACAAGATAGGCATCAAAGTAAAAGAAGTTAAAAAGCGTATGGGTACAGGTTGGAAAGATGCAGCTGCAAGTACGCCAGTAATGACATATGCTTTTCCTCTTGATAGTTTTGATTCTATTTTAGAGACGTTACATGAGAATACATGATGAACCTGAATGGATATTTCCATTTGAAGCTATGGGTATAGGAGAAAGTTTTTTTATACCCACACTAAAAACTGCTCAAGCTATTTATGCAATTGAATCAGGGGCTAAACGAGCTAAAGTAAAAGTAAAAATATTTGTTGTACGAAAAGACGGTTGTATGGGCGTCAGGTGTTGGAGATTATTATAAGCCTGACGCAATCCTTAAGCGACTAATAGAACGTGCAGTAAGACTCATTTGTTTATCTAAATTTTCTAAAGCTTTTCTTTTTGCAGTAGCATCCATAGTTGATTCTATTACTTGTTTTCTTCGAGCTCGTAAATCTTTAAGCCTATTAGCCATTTGATTTACTTGGTTTCGAGTAGATAAAAGTTTTTTGTTATCTTTCCTATATTCTCTCGCTTTGTCCGGATCGTATTTTGTTAGTCTGTTTACCGTAGCTGTTACTTTATCAGAAGACTCTTTTAAATCATAGAAATCGTTTAATCTATCTCTACCTTGAGCGCTATATATAAGAGGAGAAATTATAGGAAAATCTTTTAGTCTAGGAGCAGGAAGTTTTTCATCAAAGAACACATTAGCTCCCTGGTCTATGGTAAACAATGCAGTTGCTCCAATAGTTCCAAAGTAAGAACGTATTAAATGGTCTGCGTTGATGGGGGCTATCATTCCTGTTTGTCCTAATAGCTTACTTAATTGTGAAGTTGCTTCATTGTATTGTTCTTCTGTTGCTAATCTATTAAGACCTAATCCTATCAAGGGTCTTCCGGTGTAAAAATTATAGTTGGTAGCTACTTCTACGCCACCTCGAATAGCTTGAGGGAATAAGTTAGGTCCTAGAGCTGCATCCATTAATGCTAAGCTCATAGCTTGACGTAGTTTAGTTGCGTCTACTTCGTTAACTGTGTTCATTTTACTTACCACTTGATAAGTTTGTTCAGGAATAAATTTAGTAAGTAACGATATTTCTGCTCTAATTGGAAGTTTAAATCCTGTGCCGGGCACAATATAGTTTCTAAATTTAATTCGATCATCAAGTTCGTCATACTCTTCACTACCTGCTACTAGCATAGAATACACAGTATTGATTAAGGTAAGCGTTAAAGCAGTCTTTAAGAATAATATTCTTGCAGTTTGGGCATCGGTACCAGATAATCCTTTACCCGTCATAGCATTTATTAAAACATCCATGCCCTGTAGGTATGCATTAGCAAACGGTATTACATGAGTCATCGCTCTTACAAATCCACTAGCTCCTCGTTTCTGCCAGTTAATAATGTTTAATGAGCGGTTCATAGCTAGTACTTGATTGCCGCCTTCTACTGTTCCATCTGCTTGTAATACCCCCCCAGTTTCTATAAGAGTTTGTTGAAATATACCTCGACGTTGAGCTAAATCAGATTTAGAAGCAAAGCTCTCAACAGAGTCTGTAAGTTTTGTCCATTTGGTCATATTTTCTACGCCTAAATCTCTTTGGGCCCGCATAAAAATATCTTTAGATGTTCTTCCAAAACCCCCCGCAATACCGAGCCTAGCCATTTGTGCATCTATAGCTTGGGTACTACCCATAAATTGATCTCCTACAAAGCCTCCTATAATACGCTTGCCAAGTTGAAACGGGTTACTAACGCCAGAGTACATTGCTGCGCCTAATGCATCGTTGACTACTTGATATGCCTGGAATATTGGGTTAGCAGTAATACCTATTCTAAACCATTTGGAAGCTTGTCCAAAGTATTTTAACGCCCCTGTATAAACAGGAAGTGCTCCTTGTATTCCAATAGCTAATGAAGGATCTGAGTATTCTGCAAATTTTCTTTCTCCTTCTACAAAAACAGGAGCTGAAGTATTACCCTCTGGTTTTTTATCAGTTAATATAAGCTCATTATTTTCATTATGAAGTGCCACTTGTTGAGCTGCTTTGTAGTTAGCATTATTTCTTAAAGCAGCGTTAGTAGCCCAGAAGTGTTGTTGTAATAAGTTATTAATAACATGTTTAGAAGCTTTTTCTGAACCAGTAAACGCATATTCTCTACCTATGTCAGAAAACCCGTTAAAATATTCTCTTATTTTATCATCACCTTGCGCTAAATCATCTAACACCTCTCTAAATAAAGGCACATATCCTTTTCTTTCTCTATAATCATCAGCTTTATCTTTTGAATAAACTCCAGACTCTTCTAACAAATTAATTCTATTTACATTAATAGCGTCAATCATTTCTCCCATTTCAATAAGCAATGGATATTGTTGTGCATAAGCTAACCCTGGTGCTATAGCTGCTTTTTGTTCATCAGTAATTTTAACGCTTTCATTTTTCTTTTCGTCTCTTTTATTTTGTGTTTGATAACTTGTAATAAGTTTAGTTAATACTTTTTTGTCATCACCTTTAGCAGTTTTAAGGTCTTTTTTTGCTGTTTTTATTACTGCTTTTCTAGCGGCAATGTTACGGGCTCTTTGTTCTAATCTATCTAGTTCTAGTCTATATCTTCGAGCAGAAGTATAAGATTGTACAAGTCCTTCAGCAAATTCAACCGATGTTTGATCTGCTAGTTGTTGACGAAGTTGTATTAGGTTATTAATATTATTTTTATCGTTTACCACCTCAGCGGTTCCCGCTTCAGTAAATTGAACACGTCCGTCTTGCGCTGATTGCGCTGCTATTACACTAGATTCTAAAGCTTGAGCCATTACTATATCTGCACGAGTAGTACCATACCCATCAGTTACTGCACCTTCAAACTCGTTAATTAGTTTTCTTTCTATACCTGCGCCTGCGTAGGCTAAGTTAATACGCCCAGAAGTATATATGTTTTGAAGTATGCCTTTAGGATTATTTTTAGCCTTTTCAAACCCTTC